AAAAAGCATGGTCTGGGTATTTAGTATACATCTTTACGCTTAACCCAGTAATTTTTTGCATATCATTTAAAAATTTATCTTTCTTTAAATGCTGTTTTTTATTTCCATTCTGAGGATGCATTCCACGTCTTCCCTTTTTATTGAAAAATCCTAAAGAAACTCCAGAATTATTCCTATCTTCAAATACAAAAGGTTGAATGCCTGTAAACTGTAAAGCAACATCAAAAGCAACTTGATCTCTATTAGATCCTATTAAAGAATATTCATACCACAATTCATTAAAACGTTTTGTTTCTTGATTTATAGTTCTCCAAACTATTGTTCCAAGTGGACTAGAATATTTCCTGAATTCATAATTGTTCTCCTTTAAATTTTTTGTCAATTTAATCGCATCATCATAACTGAAAAAAGCACATAGAAATCCTTCTAGCATTTCATCATAATAAGAAAATCTAGATGCATGTCGAAGCATTGTAAAAGGAAAACAATATAATGTATTTTCTATAAATTGTTTTGTATGGATATAACATCCATCTATCCATACAGTATGTGTTCCTTCTGGGAAAAATAAATGTGGATTAGCCTTTGGATAAAAAGATAATCGACGAGGACATTTAATATCACAATAATTTCTAATATCAATATATTCCCATGGTCCTTTAGTTGTGTCTATAGTTCCATCGTGAAAACAAACGTATCTAATATCTGGATCATAATAATTTTCTTCTGGAAACACATCATAACCATTTGTTATGCATGTATAGATTACTATTTTACTTTTATCGACTGGGGTTCCTTCAAATCCTGGATGTTTATAAAAAGAAAGTTCTTTCTGGTCTAACATTTTATTTTTGTCGATGAAATTTTTTTGACGAACATTAAAAATTTTACACAATTTAGCAATAAATTCTTTAAATTGTAACGTATTTGGTCTATTTAATATCTTATAACTTTCAGAATATTCTTTTACTCGTGTAGTGTTGGTAACATCAACAAGCAAATCAATACGTTCTGCTTTCATTACCTCCCATTCTGCTAACGCACTAGAAATTTGATCTCGGTTAACACCAAGATCATACCACCTTCTCCATGCTTCAGACCACTTAATAGTTTGAGAAGTTAATCTCCTATAAACAATACAATTAATTGTTTGCTCATATTCTCTAATCATATATCCACATTCTTTTATCTTCTGAGCCATATCTAAACATTCCTGTTCAGAAGAAAATCCATGGTAATATAATTTTGATATCTCTTCTAATATATTTCTTTCTGCGGGATGCTTTTGTAAAATTAAATCGTGCTCAATAAATTCTGTTTTATACTTTTCAACGATTTCTTTAGTGATAGTATATGATCCATCTATCCATAAAGTAATTTCTCCCTCATCAAAATAATGATGTGGGAGATGTTTTGGATGATAGGATCTTCTTACAGAACACTCAATGTCTAAATTAAGTTTGACAAATTCCCAGGGTCCTATTTTTTCTAATTCACCATCATAAAAACACACATATCTAATATCTGGATCATAATAGTTTTCTTCAGATATTCTATCGTATCCATTAGTAATGCATGTGTATATGATCACAGTTCAGAAAGCACTTTACTACTAATATTTCCAGGTTCTCTAAGGAACCATCCCGTTGCAATGTATTTATCGATAGGTCCTGTCAAAAATCCACCCCTATGCATGTGAGTATATGCAGCTGGCCAAAGAACTACTGTGCCTTTCTTAGGATGTAATGCTAATTTTTGATATAAAAATTCTGTAGCCCCGCCATTCTCAGGTGGAATATCATTTAAATAAACCATCCAAGTTAAAACACGATCTCGATACATAAACACACCATTCTCGCAATGCCATTTATGATATCCACCTCCAGATACAGTCTTTTGAACTTTAGTTGTCCATGAAGATACAGGATCATTATCTTGAACAATCCCCTGATAATGCTTTGCATATTGCTCAAAACATTGTCCAATAAATGTATTGAGCTGCATAGCCATTCTTAGATCAACATACTCAAGATAAAGTTGTTGATCACTTCTACTTAAAATTCTATCTTGAAATTGCTCTTGTCCAGAAGAAATCCACTCTTTAACTTCAGGAGTAAATTTTTTATCCGTCCAATTATCAAATGCAAGAATAATGCTGTCACACATATCATCAGGAACAGCATTTTCAAAAATACCAATGTGATCTATAAGGTTCATTGTTGCTGATTTAGATATACTTGTGGTGGTATTCTACCACAATATTCATCAAGTTCCATAATTTGATCTACGCTTTGATCTGGACCTTGATGTTGCCAAAATTCTACAAGAGCATTTCTGCTATCCTTATGAAAAATATCAATGTGTTCTTCATGAATTGCTGAACCCAAATCTAATCTATAGTTGAATAATGGCGTTGAATATCCCTTTCCACTATCAAGAATTAGATCTTCAGATACAGCTCTTGGTTTAATATTCTGATCGATTTTCCAACAAGATCCTCTATTATGAAGTTTAAAAATTTTTTCTGCGTGATGTCTAGTAATTAAATAACATGCAGCAGAAAAATCATTAATAAATCGATGGTGTAATTTCAGCGTAATACCATTTGGATTGATGATTGTGAACTGACAGGTATCAAAATTGATGGGAAGTCTTTTACGAACTTCTTTCCAAGTAAAGTTCCAATACTTAGCAGTAGAAAGATCAACATCATCTTCCATAATCATAATTTCAGGAAGATCTGTTTCATACAAAAAATATTTAATTGCATTAAGATGAGAAAGAACACAAGCAATCTCCCCTTGGTTCATATTGTGTGGAATAGTCCCCTTCAAATATGAAGTTGGATCATCTTCTTTACCATCAATTCCAGATATACGATGATGATCTTCTATTTCCCAATAAGAAAACTGATCCTCCATGTACTTTCTTCTTTCTGGATATCTATCAAGATTAATCCACAAACACTTAGGAAAATCTTTTAACTTGTAAGATGATTTATTTTTATCCACCAATCTTCTTCCCGTGAATAACACCTCGATTTGCCATATAAGATTGATTAGTATAATACTCTAGGATTTTATCTGGGGACATCCTTGACAAATATTCAAAAAGTTTTCTGTTCTCTTCAATATGAGGATTATTAAACCAAGAATTAGAAGTTCTTTTATGTTCCAAATGATAAACGGTTTCATCAATTCTTGCCACATGGGATAATTGATTGAAGCGATTATATCGTTCATCGTCTTCGTATCCATAAGATACAAAGTTTTCATTCTCCATGCCTAGGCGAATATATTCTTCTCTATCAAAGAATTGACAGAACCCAAACTTAGCATCCCAAGGTCTAGTATTAGTAAATACTAAAAAGTTAAAGTTAGAATTGATGAAATTACTTGCCTGCTCATCATCATAGAAAACTTGACGTTGATAATCTCCATACCCATAAGGATAAACAACTTTAATTGGTTCTGGTTTTGCATTAGGAAAATTTGGATTTACAAATCCATTCAAAATTAAATCTACTGCTTGAACATATGTAGTTTTTGGTAACAGGATGTCACTATCATAGTTAACAACCACTGGTGTTTTAGCCATCAACACCATATCATTAATTAATCTTGTTCGATGGAAAATATATTCATCAGTCTGTTCAAACACATGGATAAGATTTTTCAACTGATCTTCAGTTAAAGCTTCTTTTAACTGAGGTAATACAGACTGCTCAAATGTTGATACACTATCAAACTCTTTAACAATTACAGTTGTATCAAATCCACGAAGAAGAAAAATCAAAGTGGTGATAATATTACGCATTCTATCATCCGTTTCAATACGAAGTGGGATGATAAATGTTGCTTCCCTTAATGGGATATATTCTTGTTCTACAAACTCCAATTCTTCCATTAGATTACCTCCCAATTTGAACAATATAAGTCAGATGTATCGTGTGCTGCAGTATAACCAGTACCAAACCATTTGTTAGGAGCGATAATACGCTTATCTTTATTTTCACATAACCAAGATCCCCACCAAGAGAATGATGAATTAGCAATAATAAAATCTGTGCATAGTGTCATCATGCAGAGATCGGCTAAGTTATCGCCGCCCTCAGAGATGAGGAACCTGTCATCAGTAAATACAGTCCCACACCATTGAGGATCATCAGAAAAAACAATAACGTTACGAGAAGGATCAAATCTCGATAGTGCTTCATCGTAATATTCCTTAGGACAAGGTGGATGATTATCAGAGTTTACAAGATAATCTCCACGACGAACATGCAAAGCAATAGGTGCTTCTACGCTATCAATAAGTTCTTTACAAGGACCGTAAATATCGTTCTTAAATTGAAAATCTTCACGTACTTCTTTTTCAATATGAGAAAAATATTTTGTAGTTTGAAGATATCCGTATACATTATGCCCATCAGGCATGTTGTTAAATAGGTTCTCATCAAATTTAAATGATGTTTCCTGAACATAAGGTCCAGGAACAACTGCGATATTTGTAAGACCTGTTAGTTTGAATGCTTCAAACAATTGATGATCCGTCCAGGGATCTTTAAAATCGCTTGGAGGAATTGCAAAATCATACCCTCGATGGGCAGCAATTCCACGAAGTCCTGCATACTGAAACATCTGGTTTCCCAGACGACCATGACGACCTAGATGATTAAATCCAATCATTTATACTTTTCCTTCAAATACTCAATTTCAGATGGTAAAAGATGCTCTTGCAATCTTTGGGTTTGGTTTTTGTGCTCTCGATTAGAGATGTGATAATCAGTTAAAACTGCAGGTTCACCGTGATATTTATAGAGACGATAATACATATCACAATCCATAAGCATGGTCAGTTTCTCATCGAAAAACTCATTAAGACCATTTCTCATAGCAAGAATAGAAGGAGAACTTAAAGTGTTTACTCCTTCCAAAAGACGATCATTATATTGTGGTAGTTTTGGATTATAATGTGTTTGCCCATTATCAATAGTATGTGCAAACCCAGTTACTGCCCATAATATATCATTTTGAAATGCTTTGTCAAGTTCTTCTATTAAAGTTTTGGTTAAAATAAAATCATCCTGAAACATGACTTTGAGTATTTCTCCATCAGCATGTTCAAGAGCACAGTTTGTATTGACAGAAATAGAACCTAGATCGTTTTCATTTTTAATATAATTAATCTCAAAAAGATCTGCATATTCTTGACAAGCTTCTAGAACATCATCATTTTTGCTATGGTCAGAAATCCATACATTAAAGTCTTTACAAGTTTGTTGACTTAATGCGTGAAAAATTTCAAACAAATACTGTTTAGCTTTACCATGACTTTCATAACACGGTATACAAACACTTACTCTCATAGATCTAACAAAAGTTGATATGCTTCACAATTACCATGGCGCAATGCATCACGAATATCTCTACTAACGCTCTCATGAATAAACCATTCTTCCATAGTGCATCCATTATTTCTCAAATTTTCTCCAACTAAATCATATCCATGTTTAGAAAAAATTTCACGATGAGCATAGATATCCCCCCATCCACGATAGGCATCATGTTCGTAAGTAATAGCATTAAAGCTTAATTTATCTAGAGGAAACTTTTTAAGTGCTTCTAATGTAATATCAGGTGGTTCAAGATCAAATGAGAGATAATCCATATGTCTCGGAAGACCAAGAGTATCTGCTGCTTCAATATAATCAAACTCAAGTGCGTCAGTACAAAACAGTTGAGTATTAGGTCTCAATCCAGAAGTCCACATATCACAAAGTTCCTTTTCCAATTCAATAGAAAATCCTCTCCATCCATATTGCTCTTCAAGTAACCAAGTGTTGTTACCAATACAAGGTTGTGCTCCACCAACCTCAATAAAAGATCCGCTTTGTTTGGCATCATTAACAACAAGAGCAAAAATATCTTGCCACACTTGTGAATAATTTTTCTTCAAATCTTTCATTCCTTCTGGTTTTACCCTTAGGAATTCATAATCTTTTTGAATGTAATTGGTTTGATTAGATCCGTTGAGTGGCATGTTCTTTCACGTCCTGAATAATTTTTCTTGTTAATCTTGGAACAACATCATTGACGCCATGAAATTGTTTAGCAATCTCATAGTTCTCTTCAATAGCTGCTTGTCTACTATTATAGTAGTCTTCATCAATATAGTCAAAGATATTTTCTAAATCTTTAATATCACTGAAAGTGATAATACCGTCCATATTAAACCAATCACCAATGTTTGGACAACCATAATAGATAGGAATAGTTTTACTTGCAAAACAATCAATAATTTTTTCAGTAAAATAATTCTTTTGCTGAGAATTTTCTGCCGCAATATGAAACATTGCGGTTTCAAAAAAGTCGTTTCGTCTTTCGTGGAATGGTGGTGACTTATGCTGATAAATTTCTAGACCATTAACTTCATCTAGATTAGCAAGCACTTCATGAATTGCTAATCGTAGTTCATGTCCTGGAGCTTGACTTTTACTACTAGTTACAAAAGTAATATGTGGATTTTTATTGACCTTAAGATCTTTAAAATCTAACCACGAAGAACCCCATGGAAAAAGTTCTGCTGTTTTATATTTGTCTAAGATTGCTTGACCAAATGTATAGATCTTATCAAACGAATTGGCATTTCTTAGAGCACCTTCATTGACTGTGGGTGCGATAGCGTAAGGTTCCGCAAGAAACAAAATTCTATAATCAGCATCTGGATCAAAAGACAAGTTATCAATTGAAATGCTAACTGCAGTATTACCTAAATCAAGTCCCTTTTCTCCCCAAGGGTTCCACCATAGTGGAAATACGTTTGCCTTCATCTTATTTCTTGAAAATGATAATGGAATCCAAAAGTTTCTTTCTCGCTATCTGGCAAGGTTTCTTCTCTGGAAAATTTAGATGCAACTTCTACGGGTGCAAACTTACATCCGTTTGCTTCAAAAATATGCCTATTATGAACACAAATGTTGCCGTCTTCATTATATAGACCAGCATTCATATGCTTATAAAAATCTCCAACATTAACTTCCCAGGGGATTTCTACAGTGCTTGATAGTTCTAATAACTTTTTACTTCTAAGTGAAAACCCACCGTTACCAACACGTTGATTTTTACCCCAAGGATCTAGATATGCAGTCGGATCATCTCTCCATGGTGCCCCAATATAATCATACTGAAGCCAAGCATTATCCCATAACCATGGACGAATAACATATCCATCAGGGTGGATCAACAATGCATGAGATGTCTCTACATGTTTGCCAAGATTATAAATGCAGTAAAAATTAAAATCATTGATACTTTGAATTGGATATGTCAATTCAAAAGTTGCTTGATCACAAAGACCATCTGGTTTGCCTTTGCTGCCGAGAAACTTTACAGCACCCCATTCAATTTCTTCGCAGGATTTATTGACAGCATATACCGCATCAGGTATATCAATATCTGCCAACATCAATAATGTTACATCAGGAATTTTTAGCACGTTTCACAGCTCGATTAAATACTGAATACAAGTCTAGCAGATTATTGTCTAGATTTCTAGCTTGATCAAAAAGATACTCATTGTTTGTTAGAAGGGTTTTAGTAATTTCTGCATAATCATCAACCCAAAGAACAGGATAATCTTTGTACAGTTCCTGTAGATACGGAGTTCTTTTCATAATAGGAACTCTTTTTAAATAAAGAACTTCCCAGTTCCTATGACAATCTACACCATTTCCTTGAGGACAAATCATAAACTTATGATTTTGAATTTGTTTGCAATAGATATCGTAAGATACTCTGTTATCTACAGTTGCATACTTCAACTTTGCAAATTTTTCTCTAATATTACCACGTTCACTAATATTTGTATGCTCAGCGTGATTAATATAAAGAAGTTTTGTTGGATTTACATCACGCTCCATTGCTTTATGCAAAATAGCAATACGATTATCAGACGGATGAATAATACGCTGAACACCATATGGAAAAGGATGAACTTTGCCACTAAATCCAATGGCATTTACACCATAAATTGCCTTTACATTGTCGGGAATTTGATCATGAATATCTTTGCTGATCGGTGTATCTTCTAGATTAGTAAAAATGATAAAATTTGTGTTTGGAAACGCTGCACATGTTTCTAACATGTTATTGGTTTCAAGCAGTGCATCAACCCAACGCTGGTCTTCATCGTTAGTGCATTTAATTGATCTATTATAAAGTCGAATGTTATCGATAAAGACAGTCATCCATTTTTTATCCTTCACAAGTTCAACAAACTCTAGATTAGATGGATCTGCTTGTTTCATGAACGATCCAGGCACACGACCAATGCACCCAGATTGATCACCAAAAGAATAATCGCAGTGATTAGAAACTGCTACGCCTTCAATAATGTTCACTTGATATACTTTGCTAACTTATCTTTATTTTTAATGATGTACTCTGGGAAAGTATCATCAATAGGAACAACTTGTGGGGTGTAAAGATAATCTCTACCAAAAGGATCAATGCCCTTTTCAATACGTTCTTCCATACTGTCCCTAAATTGTGGAAGATTATTTTCCTGATGTTCATATGCATCCATTTTTGCACGAACAGTATCAGCATCACCAAAGAAACTCCAGTGCCAAGATCCATCTTCAACTTTCCATGCATCTTGATGCGACTGTCTGAGTTTATCTACACTCATAGTCTTTAGCATCTTCATGGTAGAAACTCTTGTCCCCATCCACTCCTTCTCGCACAGAAGATTTAGATAGTAATAATAAACTGGACCCTTGAGAACATAATGATTAATTGGATCAAACCATTCATCAATCGCTTTGATTGCTTCTGGATTGGCAATCTCATCAGCATCACTAGTCAAGATAATATCATCATCTTGTGCGTGATCTAACAAGGCATAGATTGCACTATCTTTATGAAAGCAAGCACGCTGATAGTGCAATGGAAGTTTATAGATATCATCTTCCATCATACTTCGATGATATGGTACACCTTCCCAGTATTTTTCTAAGGTCTCATTGTTATCATCTAAGACGTGGTGAATAATTTTATCTTGCCATTTCTTGAAGCGTTCTTTATTCTCTGCAAAGTATAATGGTTTTTTCTTTCCAGTGAAAGTAATCGTAGATTCATTGATAACAAAATAATCTACTATATCACCCAGGATATTCATCCTAAGTTCCAGTAGATCGAGTTCATTATAGAAGGTGAATGTATCAAAAATTTTCATAAAACATATTCAAGAATAAAATTCCTCTGATCTTCAGTATTTGTCCACTCACCAACTTGAAGATAATCATTTAACTTTAGTTGACAGACATTGATATCTGTACCTACAAGCATACTATAATTTAGATGCTCTGTCAACATTAGATCTGTACAATAAAAATTCTGCACATGTTCACTGCACAATGCAGCAGCAACACAAAATGTTCCTACACCAGAATTTGCTAAGTTTTTTGCCGACATTAGTGTTGCAAAATCTTCAGCAACAGATGAAGATTGTACTATTACCTTTGGGTTTTGTCTAAGAACTTCAACAATGGGATTGTTTTTGTCAGGTTCCGTAACGACAATTGCCCTTTCAAAATTGGAAAGTAATTTGTTGTAAAAATCAAGAGGATTAGGAGTATACTGATGCCCGTTAGGATGAACTTGGTCAAAAATATCTCCACTCCTAATGTGAATAACAACAGTATCGTCAGGTATAATTTGCCTTGGTGGTATCTTAAGATGTGGTGCAATGTGTTCTTTACAGATCCTACGCATATTGCGATAAATGTGGTCAACTGGAATATTGACTTCTTTGTACGGACCTTCCCAATAGAAGAACTTTGATGATAACTCTTGAGTGCTGTATCCAAACGATTTCTGGTATTTGGAGATAATCTCATGATCAATACTTTCAAACTGCGTCATCAATAACTCAGCAACCATACATCCAACAGCACACTGTTGAATGTTATTACCAAGTCTTCCATACCAATGTGAAATTTTTACTGACATACAAATAAACTTCTTGCTTCAGCACCCTCAGAAATGAATGGACCCCAAAGTGTTTCTGGAATAACCGTAGGATCTACATACCAATCTTCATAAGGATTATTACCATTACATACATCAGCAGCAACTAATTCAAATCCTTTAGACTTCAAAAATTCTCTTGACAGTTCTCTTGCTTGAGGACCGTCTTTGTAGACATCAGTTTCGTATGTGATCACAGAAACTTTATATTCATCAAAAGGAATTCTAGTTAGGATCTTATAAGTTGTCATTGCAGGTTCACAATCAAGTGAAAGATAATCAATTGTTTTATCTTTCCACCTACGACCATCTAGTTTTTTTTGAAAATCAAAGACAGTACCATCTGCATATTCACATTTATTATGGCGAACTGTGTTAAACAACTCAACCATCTCCTTATCAATTTCAACAGAAATTCCTTTCCACATGAACTTATCTTCTAAAAGAAAAGTATTATTGAATTCTACTGGATGATTTGCACCAACTTCAAGATACTTACCACTACGTTTTCCTTGAAGCATTGTTAAGACAAACAAGTCTTGATATGCTTGAGAAAAGTTTCTTTTAATTTTTTCTACCCCAGGAAAGGGGTTGTTCAGTGCATCAAGTTCTGCGTCGTAATGTGTATTCATCAGTTTTCAGTATATACCTTCTTAAGAATTTGTTCGTTAATCCACTTGTAAGTTTTAGCAATTCCTTCTTCAAGGGTCATCGAGTAATCCCATCCTAGTTTTTCACGGATAAGATCGTTGTTTGAGTTGCGACCACGAACACCAAGAGGACCATCAATATGTTCTTTATCAACAAACTTACCAGCAACTTTAGCAGCAGTCTCCACAAGTTGATTGATAGTCACCATTTCTTCAGATCCAATGTTCACTGGACCCATAAAATCACTATCCATCAAACGACGGGTTGCTTCAATACACTCATCGATATACAGGAATGAGCGAGTTTGTTTTCCATCACCCCATACTTCTATAGATCCACCTTCTTTTGGAAGGTAGGCAACTTTGCGACAAATTGCTGCAGGAGCTTTCTCACGTCCGCCTTCCCAAGTTCCTTCGGGACCAAAGATATTATGATATCTGGCAACACGCACAGGAATATTATAGTTGCGATGATAGGCAAAATAAAGACGTTCCGAAAAAAGTTTTTCCCAACCATATTCACTGTCTGGATCAGCTGGATAAGCACTTTCTTCACGACAATCTGGGTTATCGGGATCAAGTTGATTGTGTTCTGGATACATGCAAGCAGACCCAGAATAGAAAATTTTAGTCTTATTTACGCCATAGCGTTCATTCATTTTTACCTGTTGATCAAGCACGTTGAGATTGATTGATACTGAGTTGTGCATAATATCAGCATCATGCTCTCCAGTGAAAACAAATCCTGCTCCACCCATATCAGCAGCAAACTGATAAACCTCATCAAATACTTGAATATAACGATAAGGAACTGAATTGTAGAAGTTTCCCGATGTACCCTTCCATTCAAGGACACGACGAACAAAATCTACATCACGAAGATCTCCAAGAACAAATTCATCTGCCTCAGTTGGAGAAAATTCTGGTCTTTTCATGTCAACTCCACGTACCCAATATCCTTCAGACTTGAGACGTTTGACCATGTGACTACCGATAAAGCCACCTGCACCAAGAACTAGTGCTTTCTTAGTATACTGTGTCATACTGGATGCCATTGTAAATTGTTTTTAGTATAGTTTTCAACAACCTCCTCTATGTAGTCAATCATTTCACGAGTAATAACTGGACTACACCCAAGGAAGAATACATTATCCAACACCTTAGAAGCGTTAGGATAGTTTGATGCTGGTTCGATGTGACGATATCCAGGATGTGCAAGAATATTACCAGCAAAGTAATTCCTTGTCTGAATACCATGTTGTTCTAAATATTTGACAAGGTTCGGTTTACCGTCCTCGTACACAATAGGAACTCCAAACCACGAGGTTTCAGCATGTTCTTTCTCTTCAATAACCCTCGCACCAGGGATCTTAGAGAAGATCTCATGAAGTCGAGCTTTGTTGAGACGACGGATAGCATGTATCTCTATTTGCTTCTCCAACTGTACAAGACCAATAGACCCCTGCAGATCGGCAGGCTTGAGATTGTATCCTTGAACGCCGAAGACATACTTATGATCGACATCCTTGTCGTACCCTTCCAACCAGCGGTCGAAGCGATTTCCACAAACACCGTTGGGCAATTTATTTTGGGATCCTACACAGTAGCATCCACGACCCCACCAGGCAAAAGATCTAGCGATCTGGACAATCTCTTCAATGTTGGAGGAAACCATTCCTCCTTCGATAGTACTGATATGATGCGCTGGATAAAAAGAACACGACGCTGCGACGGCATGTTTGGTAAGAAGATCACCTCTCCACCTACTGCCAAGACTATCACAGTTGTCAGCGATGTACTCAAGGTTATACCTGTGGATAATATCGAGAAACTTATCAAAGTCGTAGGGATTTCCCAAGACAGGTGAAGAAAATACAGCCTTTGTTTTGGTTGTAATCTTTTCTCGGATCTGATCTAAGTTCCAGTTAAGATCACTATAATCAATATCAACGAAGACAGGTTTCAATCCATTCTGAATAATGGGATTGATTGTAGTTGGGAAACCACATGCACAAACAATAATCTCATCACCATCTTGCCAATCAAAATATTTTTTCAGAGCAGCAATCATCACTAGGTTCGCAGAAGAACCTGAGTTGACCATCACAGAATGCTTGAACTCAAACATCTTGGAAAATGCTCGTTCAAACTTATTGACTTCTTCACCAGCAGGTAACCACTTACCTTCTAAAAGAGTTGTAATTGCTGCAGCAACTTCACGTTCATCCCAATAGGGACCAGAATAAAAAATCTGATCCCCACGTTTCCAATTCTTATTCGCAAGATATGGAAACAGGGTTTCACCTTCACGCTGAAGTTGTGAAATAAAATTTGTTACTTTGTCGTTTACAGACATAAATCTTTGACAATAAATTCTAAAGAAAGTTTTGGTTCAAATCCAAGTGATTGAAGTTTTTTTGTGTCCATCCAGAAGTTTTCTGTCTGAACATTCTTATGGAACACGGGGGGTTCCATATTCGTAATCTTACCTTTTGACTTTATATAGTGGTTGGCAAGATGAATGATTTCACCAACGGATGTTGGTTTTCCAGATCCAATATTATAAATTTCGTTCAAGTTACCTTTGTCAATAACTAGTTTAATAGCACGACAAACATCTTGAACATGCATTATATCACGGCAATGTGATCCATGATTATAAAGTTTAATGTCATGATGAAGTTTTAGTTCATCAATCAACCAAGTAATAGCATTCTTTTTTCTAGATGCTTTTTGATCTCCCGCTCCAAGAACATTACACAGACGAAGAATACGATACTTCATTCCATAAGTTTCTGCGAACGACATAATAAGTTGTTCGGCACAACGTTTAGTAATGGAATAAAACCCAGTTGGTTCACAACGAGCATCTTCTGTTGCTGGCATGTATGGAGTTTTACCATACACAAACCAAGAACTAATAAAGTTAAATGTAATGTCTTCAGATCTACAGTGATCTAACACTTCACATAGGACTTTTAGATTAGTCTCTACATCAAGTGTAATTCTATCATGAACGTTATAATTGTCAACTGTAGAGATAAAATATAGAATATCTTTTGTCTTGGGTTTGCGTTCATCACGTTGCATTTCTATGCAACCATCATACATCTTTCTAAAGTTTCCACCTACAAACCCAGTACCACCATATAAAGAAATCATTTTTTTAGATACCAATCAACAGTCATTTTAAGTGCTTGATCAAAATCAAAGTGTGGGATCCAACCAGTTCGTTGTGTAAGTTTTTCAAAACTCATCCCATATCTTTTATCTTGTCCAGGACGATCTTGAGATACTCCAATCAAACTATGTGGTTTACCAAGAATATCTAAAATCTTTTTGGTGACATCAATATTTCTATTATCGTGTAAACCAACAAATGAAAAGATATCTAAAAATATTAAAAAAACAGATATTAAACCAAAAATTAATATCCTACCTTTAGGTGATGTTTCACCAGAATATTTAAACATCATCAAAAATTCAGTTGAGTCCTTTTACAATTATAAGTGTGAAATAAAACCACG